CACCGCATCATGCCAAGCGGCATCTACCAGCTTAGCAAAGGGCTGCAAGACGAAGCCAACGAAGTTGTCAACACCCGACTCGACAACGTCAAGTTCAGCCTGAACAAGAAGTGGTTTGCCAAGCGTGGGCGTGACGTGGATGTGGCGGGTCTAATCCGCAACGTGCCCGGTGGCGTGGTGATGATGGACGACCCTGAGAAGGACGTGCGAGAAATTTCTTGGCCCGACGTTACTCAGTCTGCGTACGAGGAACAGAACCGAATCAATCTCGATATTGACGAGCTAGTGGGTAACTTCAACCCCGCTGGGCTTATGGCGCAGGGCGCTCACCAAAACAGCCCGGCCCGCAACATGTCTATGTTGAACCAGAGCCAAGCGGTGATGACTGAGTATATGATCCGCACCTTTGTGGAAACATTCATTCAGCCAGTGCTGCGTCAACTGGTGCTGCTGGAGCAGCACTACGAGACTGACGAGGTAATTCTTAACATCGCCAGCAAGCAGGCCCCCAGCTTCCAGAAGTACGGGATGAACGAGGTAACTGACGAACTGTTGCGTCAGGAGCTGGCGCTGGTGGTCAACGTAGGTATGGGCGCTACGGACCCAAGCACCAAGCTGCAGAAGTTCCTCACCGCCATGAACAGCTTTAGCACCATGTGTAAGGCACCGCCGCCCGGTGTAAACTTGCAGGAAGTTGGCAAGGAGATCTTTGGTCACCTAGGCTACAGCGATGGCTCACGGTTCTTTACCAACGATAATCCGCAAGTGCTGGCAATGCAGCAGCAGCTACAGCAGGCTCAGCAGATGATCCAGCAGCTACAGCAGAAGGTCAACGACAAGAACGCTCAGCACCAAGTTGGCATTGCTAAGACTAACATGACTAACCAGTCTAAAGAGAAGATTGCAGCCAACAAGGAAGAGAACGAGAACCGCCGCAGCATGCTGACGCACATGCACAGCTTTATGTCTGCAGGGTTGGACCACCAGAGCAAGCAACTATTAGGAAAGCCAAATGTATCAGTCCGAGCAAAGTGATCAAGATCAGGTTGACCAACTGATGCACAGCGCTGCCCTCGGGCAGCAGATCGAAAGTTTTTTACGTAGCGACGTTGGTAAATACTTGCACGACCGCGCAAGTCGGGTATATAATGCCGCCGTAGAAGACTTTAAACGAGTTAACCCCAACGACGTAGCGGCTGTGATGAGGTGTCAGGCCGACATGTGGAAGGCAGAGGCGTTTATCGGTTGGCTTAGCCAAGGCATCCAAGAGGGCCTTACCTCTTTAGGTATTTTACAAGGAATTGAAGATGACCCGGAAACTTCTTAATCGTTTGTTCGCCGCAATGGGCGACGACGGAGGCGATGCTGGCGGCGGTAACGCCCCCAGCGGCGGCGACGCTATAGGTACGGGCAATGATGCTCGTATCGCACTGCTGAACCAGATTGGTGACAGCTACGATGAACTTCGTGCTGAAGACCTTGCCGACATCACAGACGATGGAAGTACCGAGCCGTTTAAAGTACAGCGCCCCGATGGTGAAGAAGAGCCGTTGGTGGGTGAGCCCGAGGTAGCTGCACCCGAGCCAGAAGACCGTGGCCTTGACACCGCGCAGATGATTACGCGCAAAGTGAATGGTAAGTTGGTCACCAAGCCATTGGAAGACTGGCTGGTTGATGCAAGCAAGGTCAACGCCGCAGACGAATACCTGCAGGACGCCGCACGCGCCCGCAAACAAGCATTGCAGCCTGAGCCAGAAGCTCAGGCCCCCCAGCAACCCGCCCCGCAGCGGCCTGATCCACAGGAAGTTGCACAGCGGGAGCGCGACCAGCGCCGCCAGCTTGCCCGAGCTATACAAATGGGCACTGAAGAAGAAGCAGTCGCTGCACTGGAAACACTGCAGAACATGTCTCGTACTCCTACCTTAACGGTGGAGGATGTGGGGCGTGTGGCCGATGAGCGTCTGAAGTTTAATACGGCTATTTCGACCTTTAACAAGGACTTCTCCGATCTCGTCTCTAATCCTCAACTGCATGCTATGGTGTTGAAGGCTGACCAGGAACTTATCTCGCAAGGTGATAAGCGCCCATATGCCGAACGCTATACAGACATTGGGAATCAGGTACGCGCTTGGCGGGATGACTTGATCAAGTCTGTTGCCCCCACTGCACCAGCCGCAGAACCTACTGCCCCCGCTAGTTTGGACCAACGCCGCGCCGCCAAAGCCGCAGCACCCAAGGCCCCAACTGCCGCCAGTAAGACTGCTCAGGCACCAGTGGAAGACAATGATGACGAAGATGTTGGGTCCGTTATCGCAAGTATGGCTAAAGCACGCGGAGGCCCACAGTGGGCTCGCGGTTGATTTGTAACTTTTCTTTTATAGGAGCCTAATCATGGCAGGACAAGTATGGGCGGTCAACTCGCTCGGTGGTTTTATGTATTCGCGCCAACTCAGCAACGTGCTGCGTATGGCTGTTCAACCTCTGGTTAAGTTCCGTCAGTTTGCTGACGTGCGCGACGCCAGCCAACAGGGCAAGAAAAAGGGTGACATCTTCACCTGGGACGTGTTCTCTGACGTGGCTACCGCTGGTGGTATCCTGACGGAAACCAACACCATGCCTGAAACCAACTTCACGATCACGCAGGGTACCCTCACCGTGACCGAAGCTGGCAATAGCGTACCCTATTCTGGTAAGCTGGACAACCTGTCCAAGTTCCCAGTGCAAGAGCTGATCCAGAAAGTTCTGAAGAACGACGCTGTCAAGACCTTTGACCGCTTGGCTTGGGCTCAGTTCAATGCTACCCCGCTGCGTGCCATTCCAGTTGCTGGTACTGACACCGCTGCCCTGACCCTGACCACCAACGGTACGGTCACTGGCACCAACAACATTGCCTATAACAATGCTCACGCCAAGGCCCTCACCGACCTGATGAAAGAGCGTAACATCCCCGCTTATCTGGGCGATGACTACTACACTCTGGCATGGCCTACCACCCTGCGCACCTTCAAGAACAACTTGGAAACCATTCACCAATACAGTGACACTGGCTTCAAGCTGATCATGAACGGCGAAATCGGTCGCTACGAAAACAACCGCTACGTTGAGCAAACCAACATCGCCAAGGGCAACGGTACTACAGGTATCGCAGCCGCTGCTGGTGGTGACATGGCTGCATGGTCTAACGGCAAGTCTGACTGGATGTTCACCTTTGGTAACGACACCGTTGCCGAAGCTGTGGCCGTTCCTGAAGAAATGCGCGGTAAGATTCCTACGGACTTCGGCCGTAGCAAGGGCGTCGCTTGGTACTACCTCGGCGGCTTTGGTATTGTTCACACCCTCGCTGCCAATGCTCGCATTGTCAAGTGGGATTCCCAAGCTTAAGGAGTAACCAGAAATGACTACCAAGCAACAAGCATACGACCACCCCCTGTACTTGGCAGTGGGCTCCACGCCCACAGGCCAATTGAACGGCAGCGCTGGCACTTCTACCAAGTTTGCCGCCTTCCTGGACATGAAGATCAAGTCCATCACCCTGCGTGCTACCACTGCTGGTACGTCGGCAGACGTGGTGTCTCTTGTCCAAGTGTCCGGCACCGTCACTACCACCACTCCCTACGGAACGGTGACCACTGGCGGCGCTACCTTGGGCCAGAACTTGACCCCGGCATCCGCCGCTAGCCAAGCTGCTCTGTCTCAGGGCGACCTCTGGTATGTGCAGAAGGGCACCGACGCCACCGCCACCTTTGTTGGTGCTGTGGAATACGTGATTCAGCCTTCTGCTGCTACAACTTTGTAAGGAGTAAGAAAATGGCTGATTCGCGTAAAAACAACTCCAAGGGTGCACCCTCTACCGACATCGTCGGCATGAAGAGCTCTAGCGGTTCGGACTCCGAGATGGTCGGATTCCAGACCTCTGGCTACATTGACAAGCAAGGCACCCCGCACGGTGACTCTGCTGCGTTCAATAAAATGCCTCCGGGCATGGACATCACCAACCAAGAGACTATCGAGTACTACGATATGCCCTTCAAGAAGTTGGTGGCTACCTCCTACCCCGGCGATGGCTGGGGCTCTAGCCGCGACATTCCCGAGTAATTGGGCGTAGCAACTAAGACAGGCCCCCGAGCGGGGCCTGTTTTCCAAGGAGTAAAGAATGCACCCGTTACAAGAGAAATTTCAAATCACCGTGCCCGCCAAGGGTGAGGGTGACGAAGGCGGATGGGTAGACTTTAAGACTACGCGCCGCACTACAGGCACTGACACTCAGTGCCTTAATGACTTGCCACCCGGCATGGACATTACCAAGCAGCATAGTACCGAGCAGCACAGCATGCCGTTCAGCCTTGCAGGTAGTACCGACGTATCTACAAAGCACGCAAGTCAGGCTGCCATTGACAATGGGTTTGTTAAAGAGCCCATGAAGGGCTGCGACGACCAATACACTGGCGAACACGTAGATCACTTCTACGGCGACGCTGGCGGATTTGTCGAACGTAACAACTACTTAGACCGCATGTAATGACTGACCCAGTAAGCGCCTACATTCACCGTAGCTGGCTTGTTGATGCTGACGGCGCTTTGTCCGAAGGCGTCAACAAAGTAGCCCAGTACGTGTGGGATACAAACACGCTTAGCTGGGTCAAATCTTCTGGCGGTACGGGGCCGGGCAGCAACGTAGCGGTAACTAACCTCCCAGCCGTACAGGCCGTTTCTTTACCGACAACTGCCAAGCGGTACGATCAAGTTGATGCGCTCAACGCCTACCTGGGGGACGCCCCCGTGGGTACAGCGTCATCCTCAGCAGCTTGGCGCATACAGAAGCTTGCATTCACCACAGGTGGCAGTGTTACAATAACGTGGGCGAATGGGGCTTCGACATTCGCAAACGTCTGGGACAATCGAGCATCCCTTTCATATTCGTAAGGATTCACTATGTCAGTAGGTCAAACACACGTCAGTGCCAAGTTTGTCAGCAACATGACGCTGACCGCTTTGGCCTCGCTTTGGGCAACAAACACTATCAAGATGGCTATTATCACCAATGCGGTGGTGCCAGCCGTGGCGGATAGCGATCCTCGTTGGGGTGCAGGTGGAACACAAAACTACTCAACGGCTGAGGTTACTGCTGGAGGTAACTACGCAGCGGGAGGCGTTACTCTTACTGGAACAACTTCAACGCTCGCAGGCGCAATCTCCTCACTCAACGCGACGTCCCCCATTACCATTGCGGCCAATGCCGCCAATCCCACGGGGGCGTACTGGGCTGTGTTCTACGATAGTACGGACGCTGGCAAACACGTGTTTGGTTATATGGATCTGGGTGGCCCCGTGTCTCTGGTGACTGGTCTGCAGATCAACATCAACGGCGTCAGCAGCGGCACTCAGCCCCTGTTCCAAGGCACTGCAACTTAATAGACTATGGCTAACGCTACTGGCACTGCTACGATTGACTTTGGCTCTGGGCTAGGCACTCAGGAAGCTAGTGTTGCAGTAACAGGTCAGACCCTTATCAGTGCAACAAGCAAGTGTGAAGCTTGGATCATGGCTGACGACACTAGCAGCAACCACACTGCTAGTGATCACAAGTATGCTCCGCTGTTCATGGCGCTAACCTGTGGCACCCCCACAGCAGGGACTGGATTCACAATTTATGGCAGAGCCAAAGATCAGATGGCAGGCCAATTTTCCCTTCGTTGGGTATGGAGTGATTAATCATGGCAATGGATGTTGATGTCGTAGGTGGGGTATCGGGGCGCAAGGCAGAGGTTGATGTAAACAGCAACCTGCAAGTAGCCTTGTCGCTTATTGCGGCTTCCATCGGAGGTGTTCGTAATTTCAGTGAGAATGACGCAGGCAAGGCCACTGGTATTCCGTACTTACTGTCGCCCGAAGTAGATGATGACTTCCGCATGCGCGTGTCAAATGATATCGTGCTTGACGAAGAAGACCTGACCTATACGGCACAGAACTTTACTAAGCACCGTTTGGACTTGACTACCTTTACCGGGGGCTTCACAACGGCTGGATTCAATACCAACTCTGGCAACACCTTTGCCACTGGCTCAGCAACTGCTCTGCGTACGTACAAAACGTTCAGCATGGAGGGCACTGAAACGCTGTCTCTGGACTTAGAAGGCTCCATCAACTATGCGTCAGGTGCAGCAGTGCCAGCAAACCAGACGCTAGAGTTCGGGTTTGGTCTGCTTGCAACTACGACCCCATTTGATTGTTTCGATGGTGTGTACTACCGCGCTAACTCCAGCGGTGTTTACGGAGTTCTTCGTAACAACTCTATCACTGATGTGGCGGTCAGCACTGCCTTCAATGACTACACTGGCGTACCTTGGATTCCAGTTAGCGGGCGTAAGTACCAGTTTATCTGCTACTTGATGACCCGCTCTGCTGAGTTCTGGGTTAACGATCCAGTTACAGATAATATCTGGCTAGCAGCAGAAGTCGCTGTACCCGCAGGGTATGGGGCACCTATTGCCTCTCAGGCAACTAACGTGTTTACTCGCCAGTACGTATCTGGAACGTCAACGGTAGCGGCTAGCTTTACACTAGCTCGCTACAACGTGCGCCGAGGCGGCACCAATATCAGTACCACTCTTAACGTGCTATCAGCCCGCTCGGGCGAGTCTATTCTGTCTCCGGGCACACTCACAACCTCTGCTAACCAGACGGTAACCACAGGGTCTATTGTTCGTCCGGCAGCAGGTGTTCCTAGTAACACAACAGCGTTGGTGACCTCGCTGTCTGGTATCGTGCTAGAAACTCCCACTGGAGCAGCGGCAGTAGATACCATACTGATGGCTTACCAGAACCCAGCATTGCCCACAGCAGTTGGAGCAACCTATGCACCTAACCGCCGTCTACGGATTGATGCAATTAACATTGCCTCTGCTGTACAAACTGCACTGACAGGTGGGGGTATTGCTAAGATGTTCTACCTTGCCTACGGGTCTACCTCAGTGTCTCTGGCAGGTGTTGCAGCGGATACAGTATCGACTAAAGCTTACCGCCGAGTGCAACTGCCAATCGTGCAGGCGTATGCTGCGGCTCAAGCAGCAGGTACTATACCCTCAGGCAACGCGAACATTAACTATGTTCTACAGACCCCGGTGTTTATTAACCCCGGAGAGTTTGTAGCTTTGGTATGCACCAACCTGATAGGCACTGCTGTTACAGCGGGCACTCTACAGCACGCTATTAGCTTCGACTACGCTTGGGAGTAAACTAAATGTCCCTGCTGCTTGCTCTAACGGGTAGCGGCGGGGGCGTAGTCACGGTATCGGCTACTCCGGGAACTTGGTCGTGGTCTGGTTCCACAGCTACGTTCCCCGCTAGCGCGTACACGGTCAACGCCAGTGCTGGCGCGTATGGGTGGTCCGCCACCAGTGCCACAGTATCCCAGCTTATCGGTGGTTCGCCCGGCGCGTTCAGTTGGGCGGGCAGTACGGCTACGGTCACGGCTGGCAGCGTCACGGTCAGTGCTACCCCCGGAGCCTGGACGTTTGTAGGTGCCACGGCTACCACAAGTCAGTTAATCAACGCAAGCCCTGCGGCGTACGGCTGGGCGGGTGCCACGGCCACCACTACGCAAGTGCTCAACGCCACCGTAGGCGCGTTTAGTTGGGTAGGTAGTACCAGCACAGCCACGCAGCTAATTAACGCTGCCACGGGGGCATTTGGTTGGTCTGGCACCACGGCCACGGCCACCCAGCTAGTAAGCATGTCCGTAGGTGCGTTCACCTGGACAGGCACTACCGCAGCGGTGAGCGCTGGCAGTGTAACGGTCAACGCTACACCCGGCGCGTATAGTTGGGACGGCGTACCTGCCAGCATAGCGGGTAGCTTGGTGCTAGTGTCCGGTACGCCGGGCGCGTACACTTGGGTTGGAACCACCTCCACTCTGATACAGGCCATTAACCAGACAGCCGCTACGTATCAGTGGTCTGGGGTTACGGGCACGCTTACTCAACTGGTTACAGCAACCCCCGGCGCTTATGGTTGGGCCGGAGCTACCGCAAGCATAACGCAGGTAATCAACCACGTAGCGGGTACCTACGCATGGTCTGGCACTACGGCCACCACCAGTCAGCTGATAAACGCCAGTGCTGGAGCCTTTGCTTGGGCTGGCGTTACTGCTGTGGTAGCTGGCCCGCCAGTGTCAGCAACGCCGGGTAGCTACACATGGCGCGGCACTACTTCTAGCTTGGCGGGTGTGGCCGTGTGGCCTGACCCTAGCACCGTGCTGGCTGGTACAGTGTACGGCCCCAACGGCAACGACTACACAGGCACTTACATGCCCGGTATAATGCTGGAGCTTAGCACTGGCATGTTGGTCAAGCCTCTATCCACTAAGGTAGCCATACTACTATGAACCCAGAAACTAAACTTAAAGAAACGCTGCACATTTCTCGTCACTGGGACAGCCCAGAGATTAGAGTGGCCGTGCATCGTGAAGGCATAGAGATTGAGATGTCGCTCGCTGCATTCTGTGTGGCGCTGGCGCAGGAGATCGGTAGCCCTAAGTTCATGTTCAAGCAAGAAACTCTCCAGCAGAAGCTGATGGAGTGCGCCGACGTTGTGCTGAGCAAGGTTAAAGAAGCAAGCGCCCACGTATGACCACCCTGTACGCCCCGCCAGTTCTACGCCCCATACAGACCACTGGACCTGCGGGCGATGCTGTCAGTGACATCTGGAAGGGCTGGTTCGGCACGCTGTATCAAGCGGTAGCGGCTGCTAACACGGGCACCTCAACGTCTATACTGTACGGAGACGGGGCTGGCGGGTTTAAGAACGTCACTATCGGCACTAACCTGACGTTCGTTGGTGGGGTACTGAACGCTACGGGTGGTGGCGGTACGGTAACGTACCCCGGCGCTGGCATTGCCAACTCAACTGGAACGGCTTGGGGTACGAGCTACGGCGTTAGCGGCACGGGCACGACCATAGCGCTGACTGCTGGCCCCACATTCACTGGCACACTAAACGTAGGTACGGTCACAGCTACGGGTGCTGTGACTGGGTCTAACCTCAGCGGTACCAACACGGGGGACAACTCAGCTAACAGTCTATATGCTAGCGACTACCGAGCTGCTAACTTCGTAGCAGGCACGAACTACGCCCCCGCTACGTCTGGTACCGCCATTCTATACGGTAACGGGGCCGGAGGCCACAGCAACGTCACCATCGGCGGCGGGCTCAGCTTTACGGGTGGCACCCTTAGTGCCTCTGCTGTGAGTATGGTCTACCCCGGTGCAGGCATTCCCAACTCCACAGGCTCAGCTTGGGGCACTAGCTACGGAGTGAGTGGCACTGGCTCTGTAGCCTTGACAGCTAGCCCCACGTTCACTGGTACGTTGAATGCTGCTACAATCACAGCTACGGGCGCTGTCACAGGCTCTAACCTCAGTGGTACAAACACTGGGGACAATTCTGCCAATAGCCTGTACGCTAGTGACTACCGAGCTGCCAACTTCATTGCTGGCACGAACTATCTGACCCCAACTGGCTCAGCAGCTTCGCTGACCTCTTTCCCGACGCTCAACCAGAATACAACGGGTAGTGCCAATATGCTCAATGGCATTGCCATTAGTGCTGGGAGTATAGACACTGCATACAACGCTGGCATGTACAGCTACGACCCCACCACCACGGGCACGAAGCCCACTGGTGGGTACGGGCAGTTACTGAACATCGTCAGCAACGGCACCTCCCATAACGGGTCCAGTAACTGGATTACGCAGCTAGCCTTTGACACGAACACGGTGACTGGAGCCTTTAGGACTAAGGTTAACTCTAGTGCTTGGGGCACTTGGTACACCCTAATCCATTCGGGTAACTATAATAATTACTCTCCTACTCTAACAGGTACTGGAGCCTCTGGCACATGGCCTATAAGTATTGGTGGGAACTTCAATAATACAAGTCTATACACGTCCCCAACCAACCTAAACACACTTAACTCTGGGTATGGGTCTGCGGCAGACGGGTCTGATATTTGGATAAATTACCGTGGATATGCAGATGGGTTTTCCTACTTTAGAGACTTTAGAGTTGGGAACGGAAAGGGTACACAGATAGCAGTATTCTCTGGGTCCACTGGCGGCTTGACTATTACAGGGCCGTTTTCTGGCTCTAACCTATCAGGTACTAATACTGGAGATCAGACCTCTGTTTCAGGTAGTGCTGGGTCCATCAGTGGGGTGACATTACCGTACATCGTTATTGGTAATGGTACTGGGCTAAATGGCTATAGGACTACCCAGCTTGCAGCAGCTAGCAGCTCTACCGCTGAGTACCCCTCCGGCTTTTACGACGGTAGCGGGCTCACCGGGATGCCAACAAATAACTGGTATCACATAATAAGCAACTCTCATAGCAACTCCTACGCAGGTAACATTTATCAGTTCCAACTAGCAACGGAGTTCTGGGATAAGAATAATTTCTATGTCCGTAGTATTAGCCCTGGAGCTGTGGGTTCGTGGTGGACACTTCTGCATTCTGGCAACTACACTTCGTACATTTCCTCGGTAGGAGCTGCTACAAATATATCAGGAGGAGTT